GTCTTGATCTTTTTAAAGCTTCGTTGGATAAAGCCAAAAAACAACAAAGACCAATCATAGCCACTTATTTAGAAACAGGCGAACAAGTTGAAATCGAATCAGTTTCAAAAGCTAACAAAGCATTTCACAGAAACATTAATTACGCTTTGAAAAACGGAAAATTGATTCAAGGTTACAAACTTTCATACAAATAAAAAACTTCCGACTGCAATCGGAAGAATTAAGAAAATCACGAGGTAATTATAGCATGAGTAACGAAATTAGAATTATAGATCAAGATGGCGTTACAGCTAGCGTAGCTCAATTAAGAAGCAAAGCTTTCGTTTCTGAACTAACTAACGAGGATTTAGAAAACGTGGCCTACACGGCTAAAGCCTTAAAGAATCCGATTAAAAATATCGATGATGAAGTTAAAAAGCGTTTAGCTAACGGCTCACAGTTTGTTCATATTTCGACATCAGAAGTAAGCAAACAGACTTTAGCTAGTGACGATGACAAAGTTAAACAAGCTTTTTATAACAAATACGGTTTAGCTGCTTTTGTGGTTAAAAGCCCAACGCAATTAAAAAAAGAATTTGGCGAAAAGATTCAAGCCGACCTAGATAAAGTCGTTGTCTTTAGCAAACAAAATCGGGTCAAGTATGACTAATAAAGAGATATGGAAGCCTATCAAAGGTTACGAAAATTCATATCAGGTAAGTAGTTGGGGAAGAATTAGAAGTCTTGACAGATTTGTATTTAAAGGCAGCGACAAAGTTAAAAGTATTCAAAAAGATCAAATAATTAAACCCTGGTTAAATTCAGATGGATATTTAAGAGTTTGTCTTTGTAAAAAAGGATTTAAAAAATACAAAAAAGTTCATCGGTTGGTTGCTGAAACATTTATCCCAAATCCAAAAAATAAGCTGACAGTAAACCACATTAACGAAGTTACTACTGATAATAACGTCAATAATCTCGAATGGATGACTAACGAAGAAAATATTAATTATGGTCATCGTATTGAAAATATTAAAAATACGATGAGTTGGAAAATTAAACAAATCAAAAATAAAACCGTAGTAAATATTTTCAATTCTTTGCACGAAGCCGAAGAAACAACTAAAATCCCCAGACAATCAATTTCTTATGCCGTTAAACATGGCACACATTTGAAAAATTATATGTGGGAAAGAGGGTGATTGGCTGTTGAGAACATTAAGAGACTATCAATCAGAAACCATTAATAAGATTGTTCAATCTATGAAACAAGGTCATAAATCAATTATTGTTCAACAGCCGCCCTCGTACAGGCAAGACCATGATTATGGCCGATATTGCCAAGCGAACTACAGATAAAAATAATCGTGTTTTATTCCTGGTTCACAGAAAAGAATTAATTGAGCAAGCGGAAAAGACGTTTAAAGAACAACGAGTCGATATGCGTTTAGTTCAGTTTTCAATGATTCAATCAGCAGCTAAGCATTTAAAAAATCTATATCCAGCTAAATTAATCTTTGTCGATGAAGGTCATCACAGCATGGCTAAAAGTTATTTAAAAGTATTAGATCACTTCAATGAATCTTTTAAATTATTATTTACTGCCACGCCTTGGAGATCAGGCAAAGGCGGTTTTACAGAAATAGCCGATGACTTGATTGTTGGCAGGCCTGTAAGTTGGTTTATTAAAAAAGGCTATATGGCTGATTTCGATTATTATGCACCGAATGAAATTGATACAGAAAAATTAAAAGTAAGTCAAGGAGATTTTTCTAACAAATCAATTAATGAAGCATTGAAACACACGATTTATGGTGACGCTGTTAAATATTACAAACAATTAGCAGCTGGTAAACAAGCAATTGTTTATACGCATTCTGTTGAATCAGCTTATAAAGTTGCCGAAGAATTTAATAAATCAGGTATCAAAGCAAAAGCGTTAGACGGTTCAACTGAAAGCAATAATCGCGAAAGAGTAATAAACGATTATCGAAACGGGAAATTAACCATATTGGTTAATCGGGATTTATTTACCGAAGGACTTGATTTACCGAATGTTGATTGTGTTATTCAATTAAGACCAACAAAATCATTAGCTTTGTTCTTACAGTTCTCGATGAGATGTTTAAATCCAAGAGAGAACAAAAAAGCAATAATAATAGACCACGTTAACAACGTTGGGCGATTTGGATTGCCAGACGAAGAAAGAGAATGGAATTTAAGTGGTAAACATTCAAGCGAACTTTTAAACCCTATAAAAACTTGTCCGATGTGTTTTGGAACTTTCTATAAGAAAGATGTCAAAAAAAATCTATGCCCGTATTGCGGATCTGAATTAACTAGTGAAAATGCTGGCAATTCAGGAAAAGCATACGAAATAAAAAAAGACGCTAAGCTTGCGAAAGTTAATCGTAATCGCTTAGCAGATATTAAAAAGGAGATAAAAGCGGAGATCGCTTCACACGTTCCCTCTGATTGGCACGATGCAAAAAGTCAAGCGCAATTAGAGGAATACGCAAAAATACACGGCTATAAACATGGCTGGGCGTATTTCAAAGCTAGATCAATGCACTTATTATGATTTTACCCAAGAACGAAGTAAACCCGCATATCGTTGATGAACCTCATAATTTTATGATTTGGGGCAAACCAATGAGCGGAAAAAGTTATTTAGCCGGATTGTTTCCAGCGCCATTATTTTTAAACACCGACAGCAATGCCAAGGCTAACAAATATCCGTTTATTTCTTTAAAAAACGAATACGGAAAAGATGGAAAAATCACGAAGGATATTACCGACCAGTTAGATGAGATTATCACGGCTCTTACGACTGAAAAGCACGACTATCAAACAGTGATTGTCGATGTTATCGACGACGTGGTTGCTTTGATTGAAGAAGCTGTCTGTAACGAATCCGGTGTTAAAGCCTTGTCCGATATTCCTTACGGGAAAGGTTACGCAACCGAAAAGACTGCTTTACAGCGTTTTGTTACCAGGCTTAGAACAATGCCGTTAAACGTTATTTATGTCAGCCGTGAAATTACGATGACCGATGCCGATGGCAGCAATCCAGTACCACAACCATCATTACCGGAAAAATGGCAGAACATCGTTAATGGCAATTCTGATTTAGTTATCAGAACCAGAAAAATCGGTGAAAGATATTTACAACAAGTAACCGAACAAAGAAAGCATTACAAACAATCTCGTATCGAAAGCGAGCGAGTTCTAAAAATTCTTAAATATATTGATTACAACTTTGCAAAAGAGGAGAAATAAAAATGAGTTTACAAGACATTATGAAAGACCTAGAAAACTTTGATCCAGCAAAGGATAAAGTCCAAACATTTGCAGGATTGCCAACCGGCAACTATAAAGTGGCATTAGAAAGTGTAGCTTATCAGATTCCTAATACCGATCAGAATTTCAACCCTTACAACAAAATTGTCTTTGAAGTCTTAGACGGTGATTATGCAGGCCGAAAAGAAAATATGCAATTAGGCTTCGAAGAAAAAACACCAAGCGGCAAACCGGTACCAGACTTCGCACTTGATAAAAACGCCAGAACCTTAATCAAGCTTTATTACGTTTTGGGAATCAAATTCACATTAGAAGCATCCGAGTTCGTTGACGGCAATAAGATAGTTGACCAATTAACACCAGCAGTCGGAACAAAACTATTGCTTAATTTGAATGTTCGTCCGAATAAGAAAAATCCAGATTATCCATATCGTAATTACGACTTCGACAAAATCGAAGAATCAGAACCAGTAGCAGCCAAAGAAACGAAAGAAGAATCACCTATAAAAGACACAACTAAAGACGATGTCGACAATGACGATTTACCGTTCTAAAGAAGAATACGCACAAAGATACGCAAAAGCTGGAATGTATGTCTTGCCGGTCGCTAATAAGCACCCGATCATTAAATTCGCAGATCAGCCGGCTTTAACCGAAAGTCAGATACACGATATTTGGGAACAACACCCGAATGCCGATATTGCCGTTAGAACAGTTGATTTCTTCGTAGTTGATATTGATAAACACCAGGATAATAACGGTTTTAAATCCTTAAAAGAATTTAATCATAATGAATATTTCTCAACTACCTTGACCCAGAAAACTGCTCATGGTGGTGCACAGATGTTTTATATGAAACCTAAAGGCATAGAAGTCGAACAGAATATCGGTTGGTTAAAGGGCGTTGATGTTAAAGCACACATCAACAATTATGTTGTGATTGCGCCGTCAGACGGTTATCAATTCGTTAACCACCATAAAATCGTAGAAGCTTCTAAAGAGTTATTGAGAGCTATCAAGCCGGTTAACAGCCAATACGATATTCCAGAATCCGTGAGAAATAAGTATCACATTACCGAAAAAAGCAAAACGGCCGAATTATTCGAAAGAATCGCTTTTGGTCTCGGTGGTTCGGGTATGAGAAACAACAACCTAACAGAATTAATCGGTGGTTTGTTGTTTCGGGGAGTTGATCCCGATGCAGTTTTACAACTTTGCCGATTGACTAACCAGAACTCGCCACAGCCCTTAGAAGAAAGCGAATTTAATAAAACCTATACATCAATGCTAAAAAAAGAAATGAGGAGAAGAAATGACACTGGAACAACTTAACGAGCAATTTAAAGAGTTCTTAGCTACTAAAAAAGATGTTACTCCGTCTCCGATTCCTGGTTTGGTCATGTATAAGGACGGAAGAATTAAGGCTAGTTCGTTAGTTAATATCGAAAAGCTGTTAGAACATGATTTCAAGGATTCAATTAAATTCAATGATTTTACCCAGGACATTCAAAACACGGCCTTAATCAGATTGGATACTTACACCTTTTATATTCAAAAGCTCGATGATGACTTTTTAAATCAATTAAGAAGCTATCTAGATAGTCATTATGGTGTCCTGTTTGCTTCGGATCTGATCTTTACAGCGATTAGCAATGTCGCACACAGAAACAAATTCAATCCGGTTGTCGACTACTTTAATTTAGCTCATAAGGTTTGGGACGGAAAAGATCGTTTTTCGACACTGTTTCCGGATTTTCTCGGAGTTGATAAAACACCTGTTACAACAATGATTACAAAAATTTGGCTTACCGGTGCTGTAGCGAAAGTCTTTGAACAAAAATTCAAGTTCGATTATGTTTTGGATTTAGTTGGCAGCCAGGGAGCTGGCAAAACATCCTTGCTTGAAAAATTGTCTTTTGGCTATTACACACAATCGGTTCAAGACTTCACTAATAAAGATTATTTTTCGATGATGCTAAAAGCCTTAATCGTTAACGATGATGAGATGAAAGCAACTAGAAAAGCCGGTTTCGATGAATTGAAGTCATTTATTACGGCAACTGAATTAGAGTTCAGGCAAGCTTATGCGAGAACGGTTGGTACTTATTCAAAACATTTCGTAATTGCTAGAACAACTAACGAAATGACTTATTTAAAAGATAAGACAGGTGAGCGCCGCTTTATGCCTTTACTGGCTCACAAAGAAAAAGCTAAATATCATGCTTGGGAAGATACACAAGAACAAACCGACTATATTCAACAGGTTTGGGGTCAAGCGATGGACGTTTATCGAGAATATTTAGAAGGCGAGTTTAGCTTTCAGCTTACTAAAGAGCAAGAAGACATGTTGGCCGAGCAAAGAGAATCGTTTATGTATGTGGATGAAGTCGAATCGAGAGTAGATGAGTTCTTACAAGAAACATCAAATAATTTCGTTTCTTTGGAACAAATTGGCGCTGCTATAGGTGAAATGGATTTATTAAAGAATAGGCGAGTTGCTTCACAACTAAAAAACATTATGGATAACAAAAAGCAATGGAAATATGGTCAAAAAGAAATAGGAGGTATTAGAAAGAGAGGATATTTAAAAATTACGTGAGTTACGTGAGTAGGCTAAATC